ACGGGTTCTATTTCAGTCACAATTTGTAGTTTCATTCTCTTCTTAGCCCTCACCAACTCGAGTCCGCCCAGCTTGAAGGTTTCAGGAAACCTAAGCTTGACGAAGGAAAGTTCTTCCTCAGAACCTTCCCGCGGCCAAGGGTTGCCTTCCTCATCTTCAAAACCAGAACTCTCTTGCTTGCCTTCCAGTAACCACAGCGTGCCCACTGAACCTGAGGCCGCGGCACCGACAGCCATAAAGCCAGGCCAGCAATAAAAGGTTGTCCAACCCAAAGACGTCGTGGATTGCATCCACAACGTGACCTTGGAGGTTGGAGTCAATTTAAAGTTAAAGGTCATGTCAGGGAAAGTCGTTGATTGGGCTATGACAAAGGAACGCCTCTGCTCAGTAAGCGTGCCATCGGTGTCCACGACACAGGAGAAGTTGACCTGAATACCAAAAGCCAAAGCCGTCAAGGTGTAAATCTCAGCCGACAGATGGATCTGGAAACACGTGGCTCCTCTAAGGGAAGGGAAAACCCAACCTCCAGAAGGAGCTGACGGGGAACCAGAAGCATCAGTGAACGTAAAGGCCAGCCGATCATTGACGGCCGGGGTTAACGATGTAAGTGTCCAACCCGCCGCCGCGCTACACAAGGTGTACCAAGTGGGTGCGGTTGAGGTCCAAGCTGCTCTATAGGTCTGCTGAGCCAACGATCTTGGATAGACCGCCGGCAGAACAGGAGCCTCCAAAACATGCCTGGGCACATACTCGGTTTCTTTGTCCCTCATTCTGTCTCGAAGCTTCTGTCTCGGTCCTGGGTTTGATTCAACTCCAGGATCAAGCATCCCCAGCTCGCGTGCTCTAGAGATAGCTCTGAAAACGTGTTTGGCGAGCCAGGGATAAGAACCAATAGTTGGATCCAACTTGTCCAGAACCTCCAACATTTTTTTATCAGACGCGAGATATTGCTCATCCTCATACCCGAAATCATGTTCCATAAAAGCATTGTCGAAGGGATCGGTCGGCTCACGAAGCCCGCGCCTACGCCTCCGATTGATATGCTTAGGTCTTCGGCCACCGGAGTAGCCTGGTCCCCCCCAATTTCCATAGGTGGGGACCAACCAGTTGAGCATTACTGCTCGCCGGTGAAGCACACTTCAGCTACGGCATTGATATATCCCATATCTGCCGAGTTCGTCATGCCTTCACCGTAAACGAAGAGGGTTTGTACTTGTTTGGTATTGAAATTGACCGTTCCACTTGATGACACAAGCTGGTCATCAATGTTGTCTTGCTTTCTCCAGTTTATGGAGTCAGGGCGGAAGGGGACAAACCTTCTCACTCCCTGCATACGGCTAGCATTAGCTGCCGTGGTGGCGATGGTCTGAGCACCATATTCAATATACCACCATAATGCTCCATCCTTCATAGTTCCCACCGAAGGTTCAAATTCGAAACGTAACCTTATTAGTTTCATGCGATCCCAAATCGCGGCAAGGTTGGCAATGCGAGTGAATAGTGCCGTGTTCAAAGGGATGCCGGTATTGGATGGCACGGACGTTGCCGTGCCAACAAGACCAGAGACATCCGACGTGACTTTGGAAACTATCTGTCGCAATTGGAAAACGTGCTCGACGGACCCGCCTGGGGTTAAGCGGGATCCTCTGGAGATAAGGCCCCCCGGAAGGGGGCCCATAGGTATTTTTATAGAAGGTCCTTTTGTGATGACAGTTCTTCGAACCGGCACCAACTTCTTGCGACTGGCATTTGCCGAAGTCGACTTCTGCTTGGGTTTGGGGTTTGCTTTCTTCTTCTTTCCGCTGCCCTTATTGTTAGGCATGGGTAGTGTTCTTTTTCACCTGTACCGCTACCAAGGTGAGTCGAGCGGTCGACGACACTGCCTTCAGGAGCCAAAAAAACTAAAGACTCCTGACCTGTTAAGAATCTCTGACACTCAGTCCTAGTCCAGGGAGACAAATACATGCGGCATCCTAGGTCCTCAAAGGCTCTGGAAAACAGAGACCAGTAAAAACTGTCGAAGCTACATAGCAACATGTAAGAAAACAGCTGGGAAGCTGTTTTATATAGTTCAGGTTGCTTGGAGGGTTGTGCGCAAAAGACGGCCCAGAATTTGGCCCCGTCAAAAACGGGTACCAGTCCCTGGCCAGTCATAAGCGGCCTTGCCCCCAGAAATGTCAATCCCTCAGGAATAAAACCCGGACAGTCCAAGACAACCAAGTCATCCGCTCTTTTGAGCGTGAAACCGAGTTCTCCATAGACCATGGTCCTAAATTCTAAGGAAGCTAACAATGGGAAATTTGTTCCTCCTGCGTGATCATCAGCATAGAAGCTAAAACCCACATCCCTCTGGATCCTCTCGAATCTTTGATAACGTAAATTGGAAGTACCATAAGTATCCTCCTGAAATCTATACCAGAGGTAAATTATAATAAAGAGGTGAACCAAGCAGTTCATAATAGTTGTCAGCGGACTTCCTGACTTCAACCTCAATACGTATGCCACTAGGCCGTCAGGCAGGCTAACCAGAGACCTCCACATGTTGGAAAAAATGTAGTCTAGATAGACAAAGTCTTCCGGACGATACATCAGTTTCACAAACTTGAGGATTAGGTCCCAGATCTCCTTCAGATGGGATCTATCAAAACCCTTG